TCCGCCGTTACTTTGAGGCTCGAACGGAGGAATCGGCCTGCAAACTCGCGGAGGACAGCGGCATGGCCGGTCCGTTTGAAGTTACTGTACGCCTCAGCAGGCCCGCCGAATCGTGGCAACTTTCCGAATTGCGTATTTACAACATTATCGCTGACCCTATCCCCGACGGGTTAAGCTATTGGGATGCCAGGTCTTTGCAGGAGCGGATTGACAGCGGAGACAGCTCCCCCGTTTCCTTCGACTTCGCCCGGCTTGCGTTTCAGTTTGGCGTCAAATTTTCTCGCTGTTCTGGTTTCCGCGCAATCCTAAGTGCCGCCCGTTCCTTGCCTTCTGATGAATACAGCAAGTTACTTTCTGCTCTGTAGCGCAAACGAAACACAAATAAAACAAAAAGGAGATGCAACCAATATGGCCCTCGTATCCTGCCCCGAATGTGGCAAAGAGATTTCCGACGCGGCGCGGTCCTGTCCCCATTGCGGCTACACCATGCGGGAAGCTGCCGCAAACCAAGTCAAGCGCACCCCTCTAACCGAAAAGAAGCCCTCGCGTGCATCCGGCATATTCCTATGCACTGGTGGAATGGTGATGGTTTTTGGTAGCCTTTTACTCTGTGTAGTCCTGTTGCCCGTCGGTGTTGTCGGCCTTGTTATTAGTGCCATGATGATTCTTGCCGGTGTTGAGCAATTCAAGGACGCGCAGAACGGTGTGTGTCCGTATTGCGGAAACTCCGTGACCGTTCCGTTGAAGGACCTCACCTGCAAATGTCCGCATTGCCATAAGACAAGCACAAAAAAAGATAATTTCCTGGAAACGATAGATTGAGCCAGAACGCAAAAAATCCCCCGGCAGCAGGCCCGCAAAGGACCCGCCGCCGGGGGATTTCTCTTGACCGAATCGGTCTATTCGCCAGCGCTTTCCAGTTGCCCGGTAAACGCTGCGGGCAGTCCCAGCGTCAACGGCGCTTCGTTCTTCTGCTTGCGCACCTCCGCTTCAATCCTGGTCGTCAGGTATTCCCTGATGTCCCCATAGGCCCTTTCGATAAACTCCTGCGCCGCCGGGCTGATAGACTGGAGGCAAGCGGCCAGCGCCTTTTGCGCGGCCTGCTTCTGCGCCTCTGCGTCAAACTTCCCGGCATTTTTCAGCGCGTCTACATAGGTCTGGTTGGTCGCGGCCACAGCAGCGGCGATGGCCTCCGCCGCCTCCATGATGTAGGTCTTGGCCTTGACGTTCTCGGTGTTTGCCGCCGCATTCTCGCCCACCTTGCGGATAAGCACGACGATGTAGGCAGTCAGCACGGGGACCGCCGCCGTGATAACGGCCAGAAAGATTTCCTTCAAAAATTCCTGCATGATGTTTTCCTCCTTATTTCTCGGTCGTGCCCAGTACGTTCCGCTCCGCCCGGTCCTCCGTCCGGCGGTTCAGCCACATAAGGGCTTCCTCAATGTGTGTCAGAGCGCAGGCGTTTTCCCGGCAGGCAAACGGCCCCGCCTGGAACGCCCGCAGTTGGTCACGCACAATCTCCAACAGGTCCGCATTACACACGCCTTTCCGCGCCTCCGGGTCCATGCGCGGCCCGCGCTGAAACTGAATGCGCACGCCGTCCCCGTCGCTCTCCGGCAGACCGCCGCCGAACGATACCACATAATCGTGATGCGCACCGCCGGGGCCAGCCTCCCCGTCTCTGTAGACGGTGTTTAGGCTGTCTCGCTTCTGGATGGTGTTCAGTTGTTCCATAATCATTTCCTCCTAAATTTTACTGCTTCCGCAGGTATTGACCGCTGCTGAACCCCGTGTACTTGACGCCCTGATACGTCACCTGGATATACAGCCACTTCACGCCGTTCACTTCGGTGTAGTAGCCGTAGTTCTGCACCTTCGTCCCGCAGGGCAGGACGACCATGCTCCCGGTTTTGGACCCGGCCACGTTGCGGATGTGGAGGCCGCTCCCCGCCGTCACGGCGTAGGTCCCGGCCAACGTCTTGTCCAGGGACCGGGCGGCTTCCGCCGCTTTCTTCTCCGTGACGGTCGGCTTTGCGGTCTGCGCGGGGGCGGCAGGCGCGGCGCTGGCCGTCCCGCTCCCATACTTCGGCACGCCGTAGCCACGGATGTACCGGCCATTCACAGCCAGCGTCCGCCGTTTCACAGCGTTGGAGTAGTTGCCCTCAATCACGGTAATTGTCTGGCCGCTGACCTTCTCCACGATGCCCACATGGTCCGCCGCGCCGGTGTTGTCCGTGTCGGCGTAGTTGGTGCCGTCCTGCCAGTCATAGAAGATATAGTCGCCGGGGGCAGGCACATAGGCGTCATTTTCCTGCCAGCTCCCCAGGGCCTTAAACAGCGCGATATGCTTTTCACATCCGCACTCCGTCGGGATAATGCCGGTCAGCCCGGCGGCGATTGCAACGGCGCTGGCAAACGTACTGCACCATGCGTCGGTGTATTTTACCGCATAGCCCCTGGCAAGGGGCTTGTGACTGTTGTAAAGGTCGATAATTTTCTTGTGGCTCCCGTCGCTCTCCTTGCACCCGATATAGCTCTGCGCAATCGACACAACCTTCGCCCGCGCTTCCTGTTCTGTCATGGTATCTCCTTTCGCATATCTGTTGTAGTAGATTTGCCCATACCCGGCACGACGCTCCTTTGCCGCCGCGCTCTGGTCCGCTGGCTTCTCAAACTGGAGCAGGACCACGTTGGAGGCGGTTTTGACATCGGTTGCCGTTACCAGCACGTAATGTACGAGTTTGAAACTCTCCCGCAGTTCCTTCACCAAAAATGCAAGCTGCGTCTCCAGGTCCCCCACGGACTTTCCCGCCGCCTTTGCAAAGGCCAGTAGCGCGGCCTTGCGCGTGTGGTAGGTCCACTGGGCCAGCCCATACCCGGCGCTGTCCTTGGCAAAGTTGTCATAGGCCCCGCTGTCCACCGCCGCCGTGTAGGCGGCGTCCGTGTACCCCAGCTTCTTTTCGTAGGTGTTCTGGAGGTTGGTAGGAATCAGCCCGCTTTCCACGTAAAGATTGCCCATCAGCCCCGCCGTGCCGCAGGCGTTCAGGCCCGCCGCTGTCAGGTAGTTCCAGATTTTTTCCTCGTTGGTTTTTCCGGTCAGCATTTGTAAACGCTCCTTCCGCTATCCCGCCGTCTCGTCCCCGCTGTCCTCTTCGGCCTCCGGCGGCGCTCCCTTGTCCGGCCAGCGGTTGTTTTTGCTTAGATTCTCCAGCACGGACTTACCGGCGTATACCGCCACCGGCGCAATGATTTCCACCAAGGCAACCTTCGACAGCTCTTCCGCTATCTGCACCTTGTCCAGCGCGGCCAGGATGTAGCTGCACCATACCCAGGCAAATCCGTTTAGGATGCAGGCCCACACAAACCGCTTCATTGTCTCCGGCTTCTCCGGCGGCAGTCCCTCCTTGATGATTTCCCGCAGCTCCTTCACCCGTCGGCGCAGGTGCCGGATGGTCGCCGCGCAGAACACGATACCCAGGGCGATACCCACCACCAGAGCGCAGGCGGCGGCAATCAGGATTTTCACGTCTCCCGCTCCTTCCTTGCCGCGCTGCTCTCCTGGAGGAAGTCTCGCTTTTTCAGGCGTTCCTTATAGACCTCCCGGATATTCTCTATGGCGAGAACAGCCCGGTTGTTTGGGTAGTCCGGGTGTTCGTCGCAATACGCCTCGTAGTCGTCTATCTCCGACAGCACTTCCCGGAACTCTTCGTGCGTGTGGTCGATGTCCCGCAGCAGCTCATTGTTGAAGTGCAGGATTCTTGCCCGGTGGCTTTCCGCCATGCGCCGGTCGTCCATCGTGATATGCCCGTCCAGCTTCTTTTCGATTTCGTCCAGCCGCTTAGACACATCCGCGTTGATGGCTCTGCCAATCATCCGGCCCAGCCAGGACCACGGATTCACCTTGACGGGGGCGAATTGTACCAGCGTCATAACGACCACCAGCACCCCGCCCCCGCCTGTAAGAATTTCCTGGATGCTCATGTTATCAGTCCTCCAGTCTCCCAATGTAGAAGTTCACCAGACCGTTCACTTCCCCGATTTCTTCCTCCATGCAGACGCCGCCGAGCTGGGCCAGCGCGTCAGCCTGGCACCGGATGATGTTGTTCTGCTTTTCCACAATCTCGCTCAACGTCTGAATGATTTCCAAATGGCTCATTGTCCGTCCCCTCTCTGCGTACTGCCGCCTTGTCCATTTCCTCCAAGTAGATTTCGTTCAGCCTCCACCGCAGGCTCTCGCTCTCCGTGTGGTTCAGCAGGCCCCGGATGCTGGCGGCGTGCCGCTCAAACTCCGCCCGGCTCATTTCCCCGGCGGCGTACCGGGCGCTGATCGCCCGGACCTCCCGCTTCATGCGGCCCACGGTGCTTTTGCGCAGTTTCATGTGGGTGGGCCATATCCGCACGCCCACAAACTCCACGCCCTGACGGACGGGCCGGATGCTGGTCTTATCATTCAGGTCAAGGGCCAGCTCACGGAGCAGGAAGATTTCAATGTCCGCTTTCCAGCGGTGCAGCGCCTCCTTGTCCGGCCCCAGGATGATAACGTCGTCCATGTACCGGATGTAGAAGTGGATTTTCAGGGAGTGCTTGCAGTATTGGTCCAG